CATTAGTAGCTGTATTCCCCCCATCAGTAACCTCTTGCAAATTAAAATCTGTGCTTACTGGGTATGTTGTTGATCCCACCCATATTTGACCATCAGCTAAGTTAGGTATATCATTTGTCCTTAATATTGATGAAACAATCAATGAACCACTACTGCCCGAACCTACCCTTGCAATCTTTGCTATATTCTGAATATAATTTGTTGATCCTGTTGGTTTGGTCATTGTAATACCTCCACCAACTTTTACATAAACTGTATCATTAGATGATGTTGATGTGCCATCTATTATGTCAGTTGTGATATTTGTAAGATACCCACCTTGAACCACATAGCCTTCAGCATTGTTTATCAAATCAGTTTCTAATAATCCAATAGCAGGCATTTTTGCAGGATCAGAAGCATCAGCAGGGGCAATCTGTAGCCTATTACTTGAACCAACATTGCCAGTAATATAAACAGGAGTTCCCTTTGTTATTGTAGCACCTGATGTATTTTTAACTGGGATATGTGTTGATTCTGCTGTACCACCAGCAGCAGTAACCAATGATGTTAAATCAACAGTGACAGTCCCACTGTCTGAATCCGTCAAGGTTAATACATTAGAAGCATTTAATGTCAAAGATGTGTTAGTGGTATTTGTATCATCTAAATAACTACTAAGGTCAACGGAACTATTGCTTCCACTTATGGTGAGAATATTTCCAGTTAAATTAAGCGTTTGATATCCATCTTGTGTTATTATAACAGTTCCCCCAGATGTAGGAAAAGAACCACCGCTAAATATACCCATATTCTATTTTTTATTTCTCTAAGTCAAATTTTTGTCCAGTTATCCTTATATACCCATTTCTTCTTTCTTCAAACTCCTCATTTATGCTTACTATCTTGTAAAACCTCTCACCTAAAACCCCATTATACTTTATGATCATATCTTCAGTCAAACCAATAAAATACCTAATAACAAAATCTAATTCATTTACAGGCACTTGCCTCCCGCTCAACTCCTTATTTTTATCTTCGCCTGTTGGTTTAATAACATACGCCCAAGTAGATTTTAAAGTAACATAAGTTACAGTTTCCCCCCCAATAGCATCTCTCACTATGCTTTTTTGCAAAAATTCAATACGACTATCTAACTTGCCAATCATATTCTTTTAATGCTTACTTGGTTTAATAAATATTCTACGCTTGTTCTTTTTTGTTTAACCTTTTCCACCCTATTTTCAAACATATCACTCACACTTAAAAGAATAGCTTGATGCATTTGTTTAGGTATGTCCGCCAATGCAACCCCAGCACTATAAGTAACCTTGTAAGACTTCTTTTTATCGGTTTTTAACCTTGTACCTAATGCATTGGTAATATTTATAATATCCGCAGTTACATCTTCTTCAGTTCCGTCAACTTCATCAATAGCAACAACGCTAGTAATACTTACCAATGGGTTCATACTTAAAAACACATATTCCTCAGTAATATCAGCAGTTAAATGCTCCTCAAAGTTTTGAACTCCAATAGCTATATTGGTGTAATCCTCAACAAAATTATGGGCAGTTTCAATGTAGCCATTTATCAAAGAATCCTCCTCAGTATAATCTACCTTTAGGTGATCCTTAACGACATCCAAACTGGTTAAATCTTTAGAACTTAATTTGCGTAACATATCTTATTTTTTTGTAGTTCTTTTTCTACGCTTTGGTTTAACTTCAGCAGTTTCTATAATTGGTTCAACTGTTGCAACCTCAATTTTTTGTTCTTCTGGGCAATCTTCACCATCTTTGCAATCGTCACAATTACAAGGCTTATATCTTTCGGCATAGCCAACTTCTACATATCTGTTTGCTACATATATAGGCACATCAATAACATCGCCAATATTACCGCCAAATTGACCAATCAAAGTTTTTAAAAGTTTAATTTGCATCTTTATAATGGTTTTAAAAAAGGGCTGCCACTATCGCAGCAGCAACCCCCCCCTCTAATTTATATTAAAAACTATGCTATTAATTAAGCCATCGTTAAACAACGGAAAGCAGCCGCATCAATAACTTTAGAATCAAATCTTGCATATCCTAAGAAAGCAACTTGTAAATTATCAGCATAACGCTCATCTAATCTACGGAAGTTGTAAGAACCAGCCTGACGGATGATAAACTTAGAGAAATCAGCAACCGCAATCGGCTTAGTACCTGTTGCAATATCAGGCATAGCGTTGTTGATCATTACTGGCACACCTTCAATTCTTGTAGGTTCTCCAGTTGTTGCATTACCCTCTTGATATAGTGGACGATCATCGCCAGTTCCAAATGCAAGTTTACGAACTTCTGCCAATGTAGCATCATTCATAACAATACGGAAAGATGGATTAGCTCTGTATGCTTTATCTACTGAGTGGATAAGCCCTACTAGTTCTTCACGAGTGAAAGCAGTAGCAGAAGCCGCAGTAACACCCGTAGTGATTCCGTTCATGAATCCTGTTGGGTTAGGTGATGTTCCGTTACCATTTGTGAATGCTTCTTCTAAAGCACGACCAAAACGATCAGCAAACAAACGAGCAATCTGCCCAGTCAAGTTCACATCATTATCTTGGATTAACTCAATAGATAGTAGAACCATAGTTCTAATCATATTAGCCCCTACTTGTACAGAACCAAATGTCATGTCAGTAGCAGAAACCAAAGCTGATTCAGTACCCCAACCAGCAAGAACCGCAGTTTCGTCAACTGTTGGCATATCAATATTTCTACCATGAGAAGTAGAAACCAAAGTAGCTACATCAATTACATTTGAGTAGTACTTTAATGCTTCATATAGTTCTTGACGGAATTCATCTGGAACAATGTAGCCACCATTAGCATCTGAAGCAGATACAAGGTTTGCACGAGTTTCAGCGTTTAGTCCTTTATTACCATTTCTAAGGTATGCTTCAAATGCTTCCATTTGGTTTACCTCAATAGCTGGAGTAATTTCAACATCTGCAACTTCCTCAGTGAAGTTTGCAATTCTTTCTTGAACTTCAATAGACTGTGCTACATTGTTCAACTCTGCGATTAATTCCTGTGACTTTGCAGCTTCCTCAGCATTCAAAGCACGATCCTCAATGTTAGACAAAGCAGTAAGTTCAGCTTTGATTGCTGCTTCTTGCTCTTTCAAGTTTTTAAGTTTCATAAAAAAAAATATTTACTTTAATATTAAAGATGTTTCAAAATAGATTGAGGATATACTAAAGCCTCTTTTTCACAAGGTTCTTCAACCTCTGGCTCAGTAGTAAAATCCTCATAGCTTCTTTTAACTAATTCAGTAGCTTCATAAGCAGGTAGGCTAACGATACTAATTTCAAATAATTCTTTAACTTGTTCAATAGTTCTAATCACCTTTTCACCTACTTTATTCCAGCTATCTTTTTCAACAGTGAATCCAAAGGAATTGCCCTTAAGGTCACCACGCTCAACAAGTGTGTAAACATCTCGACCTAGTTGCGTATTAGGTAAATCAAGCATAAACTTAATACCTTTTTCGTCTTTGTCAAGTTTTAAAGTACCAGCCGATTGTCTGCCTAATACATTAGCATAGTCATGACCATACAAAGCCAATACATCACTATTTCTATTTAATGCGTTGTCTAAAGCGTTTTCTTTAACTACTTCAGTAAAACCGCCTAAATCCCTTGATTCACTATTGAAAACTATTGCATATCCTTCTAAAAGCATTTTGTCTTCATCTTCAGACATATATGCTCTAAGTTCTACGCTTGGAAAAAATTGTTTATTATTCATTATCTTTTATTTTTGATGCTGCCCAAGTTTTTGCAGATTTACCACCCCATAGTAAATAGGAGATCGTTCCGCAGGCTTTTGTATCGCTTGGGTTATAATATTCTTCAGCCCTACTTAAATAGGAATACATTCTTTTTATTGTATCCATACTCAAAGGCTCTTTGTTTGCTAATTGCCTAGCCCTTATTTTCCCGACTTGAGTAGCACATTTGTTGTTAACCTCCTCATTTAATTTTATACCTCTTTTAGCATTATTAACAACTGACTCAGGGTAATCATTGTAAGTTTTAGCATTTCGTTCTTGTGGTACATCATAATAATCAGAGTCATCAACATAACCCAAACAATCGCATCCCTTTTTTGATTGTAAATTTCTTTCTTCATTAGAGTTTTTCTGCCCTAAATAATCATCCTCAATATTACCCATATTGACTTGAACGAAGTGCTTTTTACTTCCATCTGTATTAAGTGGAACAAGCCCTTCCATCATTCTGATTTCATCAATATTTACCGCTCCAATATTAAATAAGTTTCTTAAATATTCGCCTCTTGTTTTGCTATCAGCTTTTAATAAATCGTCTAAATTTAGCTTAATACAATAACCAGCCATTTTGTCGGCTTCAGTTAGCAGCTTCCTACTAAACTCACTTTCTAGTTTGTTTAAATGTTCTATGACAGTATGCTTAACGAATGCAAGGTTTAAACTCTCAACATTTTGCATCGTGGACTTTGATAAGTCTTGCAATAGGAATGGAGGAACTCCAAAAATACGGCTAAATTCACCGATCAAATAATTATTAACTTCAACAAATCCCGCCTGTGCTGGACTAATGGTCAAAGTTTCATAACTCATACCTTCATCCAAGATTAACTGCTTACCAGCTTTGCCACTACCCGAATAACGACTAAGGCTATTTTTTAACCTTTTATGTGCTGAATCAGACAAGCTAGATGGATGCTTAATTACACCACTTAAAAAACCACCATTTTGATAATACGCCTTTCCAAAATTAATGGTATGCAAAGCCAATTCAAAAATAGACCTATTTAAATCAATAGTACTAAAGCCTAAAAACCCATTAGTAGTCGAACCTTGTAAATGGATTATTTCATCAGGTCTATAAAATTTCTTTGTACCTCCAAGCTGATTTATTTCATAACGGATGTTGCCATTTTTTAAAACCTTAACCGTAACGATATCAGGATGCAGCAACCTTAACGAATCAACATTATAAGTATTTCTATCCCTTTCAATAATTGCAAAGCCATTGCCATGAATTAAAAGGTTAGTAATTAATGTTTCATAAAAAACGACCTTGTCATTTATTGCATTAGGCTCGTAATTAAGCAAATATTTTAAACTATGGTCATTAATATTTTCTAAATATCCGCCTTCTTGCTTTTGCATCACATTTACAGGAAGCCCAGCAATAGTTGAAGCAATAACACCAATAGCCCTTTTTACTGCTGGTATTGATAAAATAGTTGCTTCGTTTACTATAATGTCAGTAGAAAAAATTCCTTCGGCTAATACATCACCAATGCTCACCGATGGATTTTCTAAGGAAATGTTAGCCCCTCTAGTGAAAATACCTTTAATTCTGTCTAATAATGCCATAATTTAAAATATAGGGCAATATAACAAAAAAAATGTTTGTATTATTCAAGTTAAAAAACCTATGCCAAATTAATGACATAGGTTCTAATTAACAAACAATAACACTATTTACTAATCAACAATTCATTTTAAGCCATAAGGTAAATTGAGTTAATTTATATGAATTTATAATTCTTTTTAATTTTTTACTATAATTTGGATCGGTTGCATATTTTTTATCCTGAAGAATTTCACAAAATTCAAAAGCATTTAATGTATGCCAATTCACATCTTGATATCTCTTATTATTATACAACCAATAAGCCCGATCTTGTAAACAATGCTCAACATTATCATAAACCCTAAAGTTCTCAATTTTTATCACCTTTTTCCCTTTTAGGTATTCTGTAGTTTCAAACTTTCCGCCTTTTTTGGTTTTCCTATATTCTTTTACACCAAAATAATTATTTGCTTTTTTACTTAACTCAGATTGCCCCCAACCGCTTTCTAAAATAGCCTGAGCAATAGTAACTTCAGCAGGTATGCCATATTTGTCATCTAAAACCACTGCATCAACTGCTATAGACTCAAAAAAAACTATTTGATAATCTTTTAAATCTATGTTGTTTGTAAACCATTGTTTTGATGCTTGAGTTATATATTTTTTTTCAACTTCTACAATGCTTTCAAGTGATCTACATCCTAAGTCTTTACTATCTGGTAAACAAGCAATACAAGTGCTTAAAATACATAATAATAAAATCTTTTTCATGTTGATTAGTTTTAGTATTAATAATGGAGGAAACTCTCCCAAATTTCCCCCAAAATGTAATATCTGAATAAGTACAAATACAATATAAAATAACTTTTATTTAAAAACAAATTTATGATCCGCAATTTTCACAATTTTCAGGATCTTCAATATTACAAGTTATCTCTCCGCTCTTAATTTTTTCATCCATAGCTGCCAACCTGCGTTCAAAATCATTTAAAGCATCTTCAAAATCAATATTAATAATTTTTATAATACTCCCATTTTCAACTGGCTGCATTTGGCCATCTTGCAAAGAATATAATGACCAAGTTTCTTTTTCAATAAATAAATTAAAATAATTAGGTAATTTTTGAAACACCATTTTTTTTAGTTTTAAAAGTTTTATAATTCCATAGGTATAGTTATACCATATTGACCATTTATGACCACACCGCAACCAATGGCAGGTTTTTTGCCACGCTTTGCATAAGCAAAAGCATATTGATTAAAATCAATTCCGCAGCCTACCTGCATCCCAAAAATGCGGAAATTTTGCCCTACATAGGTTTCACAATAAAGCTGGGTATGTAAATGCCCTTGTACACTGCTTTGCATATCTGCCCGACATTTTGTCCTTGCAGTGCCACCCTCACCATGAACATACTGAACCCCATCAATAACAACACGATCAACCCACTTCCAATTAGGAGTATTTAGCACATCATTGTATTCCTTAATCCAAATTTTAGGTATTGCACTACTAAACGCCTTCCGCATTATTATCCTGTCATGATTACCAATTGTAACATAAGCATCAGGAAAAGCTTTATAATATTTTGCTAACCTATTAATGGCTAGTTCAAGTTCTTGACCTCCGCCAAGCCCATCAGGATCAGTTTCATGAAAGCTGCTATAATGGGAATCAATAACATCACCAATAAAAACCACAGCGTTACAATTAAAATCATTATACGCCTTTATGCAGTGATCAACATACGAATCTAAGTCAAATGGACAATGCAAATCGCCAATAATTAAAACCCTGTTTTCATTTTTATTCCAAAACTCAAAGTTTTGCTTTTTTTGACCTCTTAATCTTGGTCTAAATGATTTTTTCATATAAAATAATGTTTTGTGTAGCAACTCTACACCAAAAATGAGTAAAAATATGCCCTGTGTAGGCTTTTTAACCACCAAAAACGGTGTAAAACCCCCGCCATTATTAGGTTTGTGTATGTTTTTTGTTTTTTTGTGTTAAAATTGCCCTATATAGCCATATATAATACTACTATTATACCTTTTATAATTTTGTGTAAATATATAGGTAAATCCCTACACAGCTACACAGAACACACTAAAACCCTTACCATTGTTAGGTTTATAGAATTTCAATCCCTACACAGTTGCTACACAGAATTAAAAATCCC